CGCTGCGCGCGGCGATCCTGAAGCCGCGGGCGGACCCGGCGGCGCTGCCCAGGCCGGTGCTGGAGGCGGTGCGCGAGGTGTCGCGCCCGGCGGTGGTCGGGCGCTACCGCGACGCGCGGGACGGCCTCAACAACGGGCTGTACAGCCCGGGCTTCCTGCGCTGCCCGGAGGACGCGATCCACCGCCGGTTCCGTCCGCTGGAGCGGGTGAGCTGGGACGACGGCTCGTGCAACTTCATGCTGACCGTGCCGTGGCCGCGCGGCGGCGACCGCTGCTCAGACCGCTTCGGCGTGCGCCTGATCCGCGGCCAGCTCCTCGCGTGCATCGACTCCGCGAGCGGGTTCTGCCCGTCGTACAGCTTCGTGGTGCGCGAGCGGGACAGCTACACGGCGGGCGACGTGTGCGCGGCGCTGTGGGCGGCGTGGCAGGCGCACGGCGTGCCCGCCGGCACGGTGCTCGAGGGCGGGAGCTGGCAGGCCGGCCGCACGCTCGAGCTGTGCCGGCGCGGCGGCACGGATATCGTCAGCGCCAAGGGGCGCGCGATGCAGAAGCTGGTGGAGCGCTTCTTCGGCGAGCTGTGGACGGCTCAAGCCGGGCTGATGCCGGACGGCCACATCGGCCGCTTCCGCGGCGAGACGTGGAAAGAGAGCAAGGACGCCATGGCCGTGCGCGACGGGCGGCTCGACCCGCGCGGCGTGTTCCCCTCGCTGCCGGGTTTCCTCGGCGGGCTGGACAGGGCTATTGCCATCGTGAACCGCATACCGGTGAACAGCCGGACGTATGGGTCATGGGTGCCCGCCGAGCGCTTCGCGGCGGAGGAGCCCGCCGTGCACCGCGCGCCGGCCGGCCTGGAGCGGCTGGCGCTGCCGGTGGTGGCGCACGGGAAAAAAGGCAGAGGGCTGGTGATCCGGCGCGGGGGCATGGTCACGGTGCGGGCGGCCAACGCGGCGGGGGTGGACTGGAACTTTTCGTTCGCGGTGAAAGACGGCCATCTGTGGGAAGGCGCCAAGGTCAGCGTAGCCTTCGACCCGCGCTTCCCGGAGCGCGGCGCGGACGTGCGGCTGGCCGGGAAGCAGGCCAAAGGCCCGGACTTCCTGCTGATCGACCCTGCGGCCGTGAGCATGGGACCGGCGCCGGTGCTCGACGCGGCCGGGCCGGCGTGGGCGCTCAGGTGGTTCGACTCCAGGGAGCAGGCGCGCGAGGCCAAGGCGCGGGCGCGGGCGGCGGTGCTGACCGTGGTGCGCAGCGCGGACGCGCGGGGCAGGATGGCGCCCGCAAAGGAAGATGTAATAGGTAATAAGGAAGAAGTTGAGAAGGCCGCCGCGGAGGCGTGGCCGGAGCCCCGCGCGGAGGCGGGCGAGCTAATGGATTTGTTCGCGTGACGCGGACGGAAAGGGGCAGGGCGATGAACATGAGGGGCATCCGACGGATGGACCGGATCGCGCACGGGGCGCCGGTCAGCGTGGCGTATGTCAAAAACGGGCTCAATGTCGTGACGATCATGGGGACGATGGAGCAGCGCAAGCCGCTCGGCGCCTGGCGTATCAACACGTTGGGCAGAGACTCGTCCGGCTTCGTGCGGCCCGAGGACCGCGTGACGTTTTTCGAGGACGGGCATATCAGGGTTGATTTGTAACCAAAGGAAAGGATCCGATGATGAACGGTGAAGGCGTGATGACGTACTGGGGAGAGGCGCAGCGGCGCGGGATGAGCCTGCGGACGGCGGCGAAGGCGGCGGGGCTGGACGGCTCGGTGCTCTGCCGCGCGCTCAAGGGCAGCTACGCGGGAGATCTGGAGGGTGTCGAGGCGAAGTGCCTGCGGGCGCTGGACGCGCTGTCCGGGCCGGCGGTGATCCCGACGAGCGTGGTGGCGGGGTGCCGGGCGGTGTGCGCGGCGGCGTTCGCGGCGCGCGAGATCGGCATGGTGTGGGGTCCGACGCAGTGCGGCAAGACCACGGCGCTGGAGCAGTGCTGCCGCGAGAACGCGGCCTACCGCATGTTCCGCTTCCCGGCCACGGCCGGGACGGGCGCGCTGGCGGAGGAGATCGCCCGGGCGTACGGCGTCCTCGCCCTCGGCGGCGGATTCCGCGACAACCGCCGGCGCATCCTGGACGCGGCCCGCGACACGCTGCTCATCGCCGACGAGGTGCATGAGGTGTTCGCGGCGCACGGCCACGGCGCCGCCGTGCGCGAGCTGGAGTTCCTGCGCGAGATCCACGACCGCAGCGGCTGCGGCGTGGTGCTCTGCGGGACGGACGCCATGCCGCGCAACATGCAGGGCGGTCAGTTCGCCCCCGTGCTGCGCCAGACGCTGGAGCGCGGGCTCGTGCGCAAGGCCTTCGGCGGGCGCCCCGCCTGGCGCGACGTGACCGCCGCCGCCCGGCACCACGGCATTGAGGAGACGCTGGACGAGGCGGCCTCGCGGCAGTGGCAGGCGCGGCTCAAGGGCATGAGCTTCGGGGCGGTCTGCCGGCTGCTGCGCTCGGCCGCGCACATGGCGGCCAAGCGCGGGCGCCCGAGGGCCTGGGAGCGCGTGGGCGAGGCGCTGGCCACGCTGGACCAGTTCGCCGCCGAGTGAAGGAGGAAGGAGGGGATATGGTTTGCGCGCACACGAAGAGCGACTGCCGGCACGGCGCGTACTGCGAGCTGAACGAGGATGAAAGCGAGCGCCGCTTTGCCGCGTGCGCCAACGCGTATCCGCGGAACGGCGGCGCGATCTCATGCGGGGCGTGCAGGCGGAAGGACACGCCGGGATGCGTGTTCGAGTGTTTCAGGATGCGGTTCGAAAAGACGAAAGGAGACAAGGGCAAATGAGCGACGAGAAGAAGATCCCGGAAGGGTACATGGAGAACGGGCTCGGGCACCTGGTGCCCGCGGCGAACGTGGCGGAGCTGGACAAGCTGCGCGACGAGACGGTGCGGCGGTTGGTGGGCGCGGCCGAGACGGTGGGCCGGATGGTGGCGGAGTTCAGGGCGGGCGCAGAGGCGGAGGTGGCTGCGTTCTGCGAGTTGAGCGCACAGGAGTTCGGCGCGGAGCTGGGCGGGGAGAAGGGCAACGTGACGCTGACCAGCTACGACGGCAGCCTGCGGGTGGTGCGGGCGCGGGCCGACCGCATCGCCTTCAACGAGGCGGTGCGGGTGACGCGCGAGCTGTGCTTCCGCTGCATCGAGAAATGGAGCGAGGGGGCCAACGCCAACCTCGCCACGGTGGTCCGCAAGAGCTTCGAGACGGACAAGGCCGGCCACCTGAGCGCGGCCAAGATCCTCTCGCTGCGCTCGTACGAGATCACGGGCGACCCCGACTGGGACGCGGCCATGCGCGCCCTCGACGGCGCGGTCCAGGTGATCGGCTCGCGCCAGTACGTCCGCTTCTACCGCCGCGGCCCGGACGGCAAGTACGCCCAGGTCGGCGTGGACTGCGGGGGACGGGAGGGAGAAGGAATCGGGAACGCTCAACGTTCAACGCCCAACGCCCAACGCTCAACCTGAAACCGGAAACCAGGAACCGGAAACCGGAAAGGAGACGGCATGAAGACAAGCTGGGGCGATCTGGTGAGGTCGCGGCTGGGCATGACGCCGGGCGACCTGTTCACGCCGGGGCAGGCGGCTGAGATCATCTGCCTGAGCGCGGCCAAGGTCCGGCGCGACATCGAGACCGGGCTGATGCCGGCCACGGACGTCAACGGCGGGCGCGGCCGCGCCAACTTCCGGATCACGCGCGGCGACATCGAGGAATACGTCAGTCGCGTCGAGCGGGACGCCTGAACCGGTCCGCGGATGACACAGATCGAGACGGCGGAGGAGACCCCTCCGCCGCTTTTTTTTTGCGTCATTTGCGTCATTTGCTACGCGGGCGCACGCGCACGCGAACAATGCACTATAGTCCGCGGCGTCATCGGAACAGTCCTTCCCCGCGGGGCGCCGCCTGTCCCCCGCCGCGTTCGGGAAGCCGTCTTGTAGGCCGGCGACAGGCACTTTGTTTGGAGCAAGTTATGGACATGCCGGACGTCGGGATCGGAATCAGCTACGGGGCCATCGGCCTGCTCACGGGCCTCGCGTCCGCGTACATCAGGGCGCGGTTCTCCGGGGCGAAGAAGCCCGAGACGGTCGCGATCGCGCCGGACCCGCTGCGCGTGGAGCTGCAGAAGACCTACGCGACCAAAGGCGAGCTGCGCGACCTGGAGGACCGCCTCGACCGCCGGCTGACCGCCGGGCTCTCGACGATCCGGGAGGACATCCTCGGCCTGCGGCGGGAGATCAAGGAAAACGACGAGCGCGCCGAAGCCCGCGCCTCGGCCACCCACAAGCGCATCGACGCCATGAAGGATTTCTGCGCGCTCAAATCGGGAGGATGCAAGTGATGGATTACTCTGAGATCAACCGCCGCCACTGCCTGGAGGTGCTGGACCTGCACGAGGGCGTGGACACCGAAGAGCGCGACGTGACCGCCCAGGCGCAGGCGCTGCGGCCGAGCGTGACGCGGGAAGAGGTGTCGGATGCGCTGGCCTGGCTGCGGACCATGGGCTTCGCGGAGCGGCGCGAGAAGCCGCTGGCGGGCGCGGTGTGGCGGATCACGAAAGAGGGCACGGCGGCGCTGAGGAGCCTTTAACGCAGAGGCGCAAAGGCGCGGAGACGCAAAAAACCTGAAACCAGGAACCTGAAACCAGGAACCAGAAACCTGAAACCAAAATGGCGAACGGACGCAAAACACGGGCAGACAGATGGGACGCGAAGGCCGGGCTCACGGACGAGCAGGTCTGGCGCGCGTTCGACGTGTTCGGCCGCAGCAAGTGGGCCGAGTTCCTGGCGTGGGCGGAGCGGGAGCTGGCCGGCGTCCGGATCCCCAGCCGCAACTCGATGTACGAGTGGCACGCGGACATGGCGGAGAAAGAGTCCGCCCACCGGCTGCGCCAGTCGCGCGAGACGCGCGAGGAGATCGGCAGGCTGGCCGAGACCGCCGCGCTGGACGCGGAGCTCGTGTCGGCCTACAAGAGCATGGGCGCCAAGGCCGCGCTGCTCGGCAACAAGTCCGAGGCGCTGGCGCTGACCAAGATGGCGATCGCGCTGGCCGACCGCCAGGTGGACGCGGCCAAGCTGGAGCGAGAGCTGGCCGCCGAGCGCCGGGCGCGCGCCGCCGAAGAGGCGGCCGAGGCGCTGCGCCTGGAGGCCGCCGGACTCAAGGCCGCGCTGGCCGACGCCGGCAAGGTCAACCGCGCCGACCCCGCCGCCGTCGCGGCCGAGGTCGACAAGCTGCTCGGGAGGAAACCGCAATGAGCGCAGCCGCCACAGCGGCACCCGCCGCGCCCTCCTATTTCCTGCCCTACCAGGAGCGCTGGATCGAAGACGGCTCCCAGCTCAAGCTCGCGGAGAAGAGCCGCCGCGTGGGCTTCACCTACGCGTCCTCGTACCGGATGTTCCAGAAGTGCATGCGGCGCGGGCGGGGCTTCACGCAGTGGGTCTCCAGCCGCGACCAGTTCACGGCCCAGGAGCTGATCCGCGACTACGTTGCCAAGTGGTGCGCGCTGGCGAACGTCGCGGCCAAGGGCGTCTACGGCGACAACGTGCAGGTCTTCGACACCGACAGGGACATCAAGGCCTTCGTCTGCGAGTTCCCCAACGGCAGCCGCATCGTGTCGCTCGCCTCCACGCCGGAGGTGTTCGCGGGCAAGGGCGGCGACGTGTTCCTGGACGAGGTGGACCTGCACAAGGATCCCGGCAGGCTCATCGACATGGCGATGCCCTGCATCATGTGGGGCAACCAGCTCGAGGCGGTCAGCGCGTACGCCGTCAACGGCACGAAGCACACGCCCTGGGCCAAGATGATCGCGGCGGCCAAGGGCGAGAACCCGCAGGGCGCGAGCCTCCACCGCGTCACGATCGACGACGCGATCGCGCAGGGCATCGTCGAGAAGATCAGCGAGGCCAGCGGCAAGCCCATGACGCGCGAGGGCTTCCGCGCCAAGATGCGCGCGCTCTGCCGCACGCTCGCCGCGTGGGAGAGCCAGTTCCTCTGCATCGTCCAGGACGCCGGCGGCAAGCTCATCCCGGCCGCCAAGATCGTGCCGTGCGAGATGCCCCCGGAGGAGCTGGCGCTGCTGGTGGCGCGCTATCCGTCCGCCCCGCGCTTCGGCGGGTACGACGTGGCCCGCCGGCTGCACGCCAGCGCCTGGCACGAGTACGCCCTGATCGGCACCGGCCTCTATCTGGCCGAGCGCCAGACGTGGCACGGCGCCGACTTCGACAGCCAAGAGGCGTGGATCTCGGCGCGCATGACGGACAAGGGCCGGCCGCGCGTGGCCCGCATGGGCATGGACGCCACCGGCCTCGGCATGCAGATGGCCGAGCGCATGGCCAAGAAGTTTCCCGGGCGCGTGGACCAGGTGAACCTGGAAAGCCACCGCCGCACCGAGCTGTGCGTGATGCTCGCGGACCGCTTCGAGCGGCAGCGCATCTTCGTGCCGCAGGACGACCAGCTCCGCGCCGACCTCTCCGGGCCGGTGCGCGGAGCGGCCGCGAACGGCGCGTTGCGCATCGTGGTGCCGGCCTTCGACTACAAGGACGCCGACGGCGAGACGCAGACCTCGCACTGCGACGAGTTTATGGCGGCCGTGCTGGCCAACGGCGCGGCGGACGCGGGGGCTTCGCTGGGCAACGGCTCGTCGGCCCGGCCGCGGCCGGCAAGCCGCGCCGAGCGCGGCAGGAGGATCGCGTGATGAGGATACCCTTCACAGGCTGGGACGTGACGCTCAAGCGGTCGGCGGCCTTCGGGCCGGCGCGGGCTGCGGCGTCGATCGCCTCGCGCTCCGACCCGCTGCGCTTCCTGGCCCCGGACCGGCTCAGCCGCGCCATCCAGTCCTTCCGCTGCGGCTACCTGCGCGAGATGAGCGACATCATCGACGCGCTGGAAGAGCGCGACGACACCACGCGCAGCGCCTCCCGCAAGGCCTTCGCCGCCGCCTCGCGCTGCCCCCACCGCGTGCTGATCAGGGAGGGCGAGGAGCGCAACCCCCGCGCCAAGCTGCACCAGGACATCCTCGCCCGCTTCTGGGCACAGGCCGAAGTGCGCGACGCCTACGCCCGCAACGCCCCGGGCGGGATGCGCGCCCTGAAAAAGGGCATGGCCGAGGCGCTCTCGCGGCGCTGGAGCGTCCATGAGATCACCTGGACGCCGTCCGCCGGCGGCATCCGCGCCACCTTCTGGCGGCTGCCGCTCTCGCGCTTCGAGAACCGCACCGGCGCGCTGCGCTACCTCGAAAGCGACGGCTCGCTGGAGGGCCGCGCCCTGGAGCCGGGCGGCTGGCTGATCGCCCAGGGCGACGGCGTGGGCGTGGCGGCGGCCGTGGCCGCGGTCAGCAAGCGGCTCTCGCTGCAGGACTGGCTGCTCTACTCCGAGCGCTGCGGGCAGCCCGGCGTGCACGCCCGCACGGACGCCGCCGCCGGCTCGCCCGAATGGGAGGCGCTGCTCCGCGACCTCAACGGCCTGGTGCGCGACTGGAAGCTGCTGACCGACAAAGGCGTGGAGCTCACCCCCGTGCCCCTCTCCACGCCCGGCACGCTGCCCTATCCGGAGCTGATCGCCCGCATGGACCGCGCGATCGCGGCGCTCTACCGCGGCGCGGACCTCTCCACCGTCTCCGGCGGCGCGGGCGGCGACGTGGGCGCGAGCCTTCAGGGCGACGAGACCGACATCCTGGACTCCGACACCTGCGAGATGATTTCCGAGGCGCTGCAGAGGCAGGTGGACCCGTTCGTGATCCGCTGGGCCTGCGGCGACGCGGAGCCGCTGGCGCACATCAGCGTGTCGCTGCCCGAGCGCCCCTTCACCGCGCTCGACCTGCAGGCCGACGAGACGCTGCTCAGGCTCGGCGCACGCCTCAGCCGGCGGCAGGCGCTCCAGCGCTACGGCCGCACCGAGGCCGCCGAGGACGAGCCGGACGACGCGCTGCACGCGCCGGAGGCGGGGGACGGAACGCTCAACGCCCAACGCTCAACTCTCAACGCTCAACCGGAAACCGGCGCCCCGGAACCGCTGCCGCACGAGAAAGGCGCGGCGCTGGCGCTTGCGGACGAGGCGATCTACGAGGCCGCCGCGCTGGAGGCGCTGGCCGCCGCGCGGGCCGGCGGGCTGGAGGCCCTCACGGACATGCTGCTGGAGGCGCTGGACGCGCCGGACGGCGAGACCATGATGGCCCGGCTGCAGGCGGCCTACGACGCGCTGCCCGCGATGGCCGGGGATCCGGACGCGGACAGGGCGAACGCCGAGCTGGCCGGGCGGATCATCCTCGGCGCGGTGAGGCAGGGAAGGGAACAATCGGGGAAGAAATGAGAACTCTCAACGCTCAACGTTCAACTCTCAACCAGAAACCTATGAAAACGACAAGCATCATTTCAGTGGCGCACGGGATGCCCGAGGGCGTCCTGCAGCCGGACGAGATCCCGGTGCCCTACGGCACACGCAAGACGCTGGCCATGGGGCCGGCCGTCGGCGAGATCGAGGAGACCTTCGCCCGCGCCGGGGCCGAGGCCATCGCGGCGCACCTCAAGGCCCGCCTGGGCAAGAAGGGCTTCAAGGGTTATCCCGTCTACCAGGGCCACCCGGACGCGCCCGCGCCGGCCGGCAGCAAATACCCGAACAAGGCGGCGGTCGGCTGGATCGAGGCCGTCGAGCCGGGCGAGACGGAGGCGGTCTTCCGCGTGCGCTGGCTGGCCAACCCCGGCGAGGGCTTCAGCCACTTCTCGCCCTACTGGGGCGGGACCTTCGACGGCGCGAAGAAGCTGCTCACCGTGACGAAGCTCAAGAGCCTGGGCCTGACCAACGACCCGGATTACGAGGATATGGCCCTGCCCCACGAGGGCGAGGGCGAGGATCAACCCGCCGGCACGCCGGCACAACCCAAGAAGGAGACACGCATGGACCCCAAAGCCATCGCGAAACTGCTCGGCCTGCCCGAGACGGCGACCGAGGAGGAGATCGGAGCGGCGATCGGAGCGGCCCTAAAGGCCAGGGCCGACGCCGAGGCGCAGGCCAAGAAGGCCGGCGAAGAGAAGCAGGCCGCCGAGACGGCCCTGGAGCACGAGCGCAAGGCGCGCCGCGGCGCGATCCTCGACCGCGCGGTCGAAGACGGCCGCATCACCGCCGCCGAGCGGGACGTGTGGGACGCGCGGCTGGCGCACGAGAAGGCCTTCGCGGCCGAGTGCAAGGCGCTGGAGGCGCTGCCGGCCAGGCTCAAGACCGCCCCCTCCGCCAAGGCGGAGGGAGCCCGCGCGGCCGCCGCCGGGCGCGACCAGGTGCTGGCGCTGGCTCACGAGAAGATGGCGGCGGACAAGTCGCTGGACTTCAGCGCCGCGTACCAGGCGGTCAAGGCCGAGCGCCCCGACCTGTGGGTGGCCGGCGGAAAGGAAGGTGAGGCATGAGCCTGACAAGCGGGACACACGAGCGGGCGTTGACCCGCACGGCGGGCGCCGCCATCCTCAAGGGGCAGGCGCTGAAAAAGGGCGCGACGGACGCCGCGGTCATCCCCGCCGAACTCGCGACGGACGTCGCGATCGGCGTGGCGGGCGACGCCGCCGCCGCGGGCGAGACGGTGCCGGTGCTGCTGCTGGGCGGCGCGGGCGGCACGGTGCCGGTGCTGGCGACGGGCGACATCGCCGTCGGCGACGCCGTGGGCGTGCTCGGCGCGGCCGTGACGAGCGGCCTGCACATCGGGCGGGCCGTGGAGCCGGCCGCCGCAGGCGAACTGTGCGAGGTGGACCCCTCCACCTGCGCGACGCTGTGAGGGGAAGGCTGTTAGGCTGAAGGCTGTCAGGCCGTTAGGCCGAAAGGAAAACAAGGACATCATGAAAGAAAATCTGATCGACATCATCCTGCCGCCCGGCGGCGCGCTGGCCCACGGGCAGGTGGCGCTGGCCCACGAGGCGGCGTTCAACGCGGCGTTCCTGAGCGAGGGCCTCACCGGCTATGCCGTGGGCTTTCCCGGCACGGCCGACCTGGAGGCCGAGCTGGCCATGCTGGCCCCGGCCGTGACGGTGGCGGACCTGTTCGAGTACCGCGTGGAGTCGAGCGCCGAGGCGTTCCTCACCGAGACGGACGACTCGGACGTGCGGGCCGTGGGCGCGGAGTTCAAGACCGTGCGCGTCTCCGGCTCCAAGGTTACGGCGGCGCTCAAGCACAAGGGCCTGACCAAGCGCCTGGACGTGCGGCAGATCGCGGCGGACCCGCTGGCGAAGGAGAAGGCCGTGGCCAGCCTCAAGGCGCGGCTGCTTCGCGCGGAGATCTACCGCGCCGCGGCGATGCTCTACGCCGCCACCGACGCGCTGCCCAAGACCTGGGCCACCGGCGACGGCGACACCGACCCGGACTCCGACGTGCTGGAGGCGATCGCGGCGCAGATCGCCACGGCGGGCGTGCCGCCGAACCGCGTGGTGTACTCCACCGGCGCCTGGATCAAGCGCGTCAAGGGCCTGCGCATGATGGACACGGCCGGGGGCTTCGCCAACGCCGGGTTCGGCGAGCAGCAGCTCGCGGACTTCCTGGGCGTGGACAAGGTGATGCGCTCGCGCAGCGCGCGCACCGTGTCGGCGGCGGGGGCCAAGGCGGGGGTCGTGGGCGCGA